TAAATGACACAAGAACTGACACAAACACTATTTTATTTGTGTCAATTTCTGAAAAAGACTTGTATTTTATTGATTTACAAACAATTAAAACAATAAAATACAATGAAACTATTTACAGGACTGAAACATCTTGATATTCATAAGGAACAGAAAATTTTTACACCTATGAATATTCGATTTTATAAAAGGGAGTATATTAATAAGGATGGCAAATCCCAAATATACTTATCAGTTTCGTCAGCTGGGGTAAGAAAAAGAATCCCCATAGATTTATACATAGCTCCTGAAAATTGGGACGCTACTAAACAAAATTCCAAAGGAAAAACGGAGGAAGATGACATTTTTAATATCCTCATTGGGGACATAAAAGGAAGAATTAGCAACATACAACTAAGGTATAAGGCAACTAATTCTATCCTTACCACAGATATGTTATTAGATGAGCTTAAATCAAAAGACTCCTCAGGACACGATTTTCTTTCCTTTGTTAAGGATTACATTTCCAAATGTGTATTAACTAAAAGCTCCCTCTCTAAAAATTTATCAGAAATAAAAAAATTAGAGGAGTACCAACGAAATATCTATTTTAAAGATGTTACGCATCAATTTATAGATAAATATCGCCATTGGTTACATTCAGTGAAAAAAAATGCACCAACTACTATTGCATATAGTATTAAGACTTTGGTCAAGTATATTCGTGCGGCACAAAAATATGGTTACGATATAAAACTTGACACAAGTATGGTAAAAAAAGGTAGCACAAAAGGAAATCGTGTCAATCTTACGGAGGAGGAAGTGAAGAAACTAAAAGAATATTATGAGAGCTCCTTCATCAATGAGGAATACAAATTATCATTAGGTTATTTTCTCTTCTCCTGCTATACTTCATTGAGGATTTCGGATATAAAAAATCTCCGAAGAAGCGATTTAATGGGGGATACGATACAATATATATCCAAAAAAACTCGCAAGCCACATACTATAATATTGAATAAATCAGCAAAAAGTGTAGTGCATAGTTATCCTGATTTATTTGTAAAATGGAAGAGCGACCAAAAGATGAATCTTTCGCTAAAAAAAATAGCAACCATCTGCGGTATTAAAAAAAGAATACACTTCCATGTTGGCAGACATTCTTTTGCTACAAATTATTTGAGGAGAGGAGGAGCTTTGGCGGATTTACAAATTATAATGGATCACTCTGATATTGCTACTACGATGGTATATGTCCATATGATAGAATCAGAATCTATGAAGACTATTTTTCTTCTCGATGACTAAGGTTACTTTGTCAGAATAAAAGTGTAAAAGTGTAAGTCGCCTGAAAGTCAATATTTTAAGTAAAAAATAAAAGTGTAAGGAGACTTACACTTTTGTAGTTTATTAATAAAAAGTCTCGGTTTCTATCTCCACAGAGTAGAGTTTTGGAGAAATTGTTCGCTTTGTCCAAGACTTTATCCAGTGTTTTTTTTGATAACAAAAAATGGATGAACGAATATTGAAATTTCGCAAACTCGATTTTTTGCAGATAAACGACCACTTAAAAGAAAAATTCGTCAATCTATTCATATACCAATCTTTGACACTCTCAGCAAAGGCTCTTCCGTGCAACTTATCCTCTTGGATAGTGTTGTTAGTTCCGTTAATTTCCGTGCCTTTATATTCTACCAAAAGAAGCATATTGTTTTCTTTCAGTGCCTTAGCTGTGGTTGTCGCTCGAAATGAAAATCTCGGCAATACCATTCCATTGATGGATATTTCCGTTGTATTTTTCGGGATGACTACTGGATTAATATGAGTTCCTTGTTCATCAATGAGTATTGAGGCGTCCTTTGCGTCATCTACTTCTGGAAATTTAAAATGGAAAGCTGTTTTGTCATTCTTTTTCCTCATTGGATTTTCAATTTCGAACTCTCTAAAATCCATAGGGTCAATAGATTTATCAATTTTTATTCTATCCATTGTAACGACTCCATTTTCAAAGGTAAGGTCGTAGTTTCTCCAATTTTTGATGATATTCACAAGCTCACCAAAAGTAATATCAGGCACTGCTCGTTTGATATTCACACGATTAGCATTAATGATAAATGGCACTGCGGAACCATCTGTTTTGTGTTGTCTGATAGGTCTCAGCTCTATTCTTGCAATCCCAAAAATACCCTCGTAGCCTCTTTTCTGCTGGATATCATTCGTTGCTAATCTCTCAATCTTTACATCTATGATAACTCCTTTTTCAGCTTCCTCAATGGTTACATCAATCACATTATCGGTATTGTTGAAATATTCTTTATTGGTCGTTGGGTTGGTGTATTCTGCAATTTGATTTTCATTTTTTTTTATACAAATAGTTCCTAAGCCTTGTTTTAGGAAAATATCCAGAGCAACACGATACTTTCCTGGTGCCGTTATTTTCACCGATTTTATAAATGACGCATATTGTTGCCCTCCTTTATCAAATGTTCTGTCATTTTCCTCGGCAAATACTTTTATAATATGTTCCTTTTGTTCTCCCGTTGTGTGGTAGTCTTTACCAGAGTAGATACATTTATTAATAAGTGTATCATCGGTGAGAATATCTCCTTTTAGCTCAAATCCTGCATCAGCAAAACCTGTTTTAAGGATATATAATAAATAAGGTAGCGGATGGATTATATTTCTATTGATGCAATCCCAATATATTTGGTTATTATTGGTCGTTTCTATGATTTCATTTTTTGGAAATCCCATTACAGAACGCTCGACAATGAGACGCCTATTATTAATAAAGGAATCAAAATATTTAAATCCATCAGAATCAAGACTATAAGCGTCAGTGTATAGTTTGGGGAAATTATAATTTGTATCAGGATATTTCTTTTTACAAACTTCTTCTGCGTGGGCATATATATCCTCTACCTCCATATTCAACAGAGGTAAATCTTCTAATTTTTTATCAAAATTTGGCAATTCCTCAAACCCACTATCTATTTGGATTTTAGCATAATGGTTATAAAACTCCACAAATTCCAGTTTTCCTTTCATCATTTTACCCTCAAAAATATGAGTTCCATCTACATATTTAGGAAGATTTTCATTGGTGAAAGAAGAATATTGCCCCACATTTGTGAGGAAATCCCTATCATAATACACACTAATAGGGAGTGTATATTTTGTCCAAATACTATCCTTAAAGCGTGGGTTTTCTTCGGTGAAACTTGTATCCAAAGCAGATAAATCAATACTAAATGTCTCTGTTATAAATTGGTCTTTCATAATTCAAATATAATGAGATACTTGCTAAATATAAATGACAAAAAAAATCCCTCAAGTGAGGGATTATGGAAAAAAAGTTTAATGTTTGAAGATTTATTTAACCGAATAATTAAATTAATTTAAATTTATTTCCGAAGAGAAAACTTTGTCATAATGATTTGCTCTTAACCATTCTGCTATTTCTCCCATTCTTCTGTCAAGATGCATAAAATCCGCTGGATTTAATGTATCTATATTCAATACTTGCTGTGTTTCGTTAAACTTTCCGTGTTCAAATTCCACTTGTATATTGTACTCATAATCTTTTACGAGCCAATATCCCACCTTTTCGGAGAGGGAAATTTCAAAGTTATCGTCCATTTGTTCCTATTATTTATTTCGTAAAGGTATATTAAAATTTTTGTTTAACCAAAATTTTAACGAGGCTCTACTATTTTAAATTCCAAGTCCATTTGAAAGATATTCTTTTGTCCATCATACAATTCGTTTTTCTTTCCGATAGGATACACCCTTACTAATTCGTAATAAGGAATATCTAAATAACAAGATTTGCTTTCTAAAATCTCCGAAATCATTTTAATATCATCCCATTTCAGCCAACCTGTATTCAAAGTGATAGTTCTGCTTTTTTTAGTTCCAAATTTCTCCTCCTTTGAATATCTACTTTCGCCCAATATATGCTCTATATCCTCTGTTATTTTCCAGTTATAGGTATCGGTGTAGAACCACTCGAATAATAGATTTTGATTTTCCCAATATAGTTTCGAGGTGTTAGAATCTGAAGTATTCGGCATTTTTGTCAATGGCTTAAAAGACATATTTTTCGAAAAACCATCTGGTATTTTATTATTTTCAATACGAACTACTTCTGCTTGATTTTCCTTAGCTACGAAATACCAATAGCTTGTCTCATCGGTTATTTTTCTATTGTTAAAATTGGTTAATATAGGGAAGTATTTAGGTTTTTTACCTGCTAAAAATTTCATTCCCAAAATCTTATGTGTGGCAATTTCTTCATTTTGAAGATTCATCACAGAGAAAAAAGCGTTGATTTTAGCATACGGATATGGTTTCAAAATATCTTCAAATGGGACATACTGAATAAAAAAATCCTCTATTTCATTCCCTATATCAAATACCACTTCTCCTTTGAAAAATGGCACGGAATACCTTTGCTCAAAGGGTTTTTCTCCGAAATCCATTTCAAGGCGGATATTAAGGCGATAGGCTTTTTGGGTTTTGGGACTTTTGATTTTTATCAAATTATTATCCTTAGCAAAGAATAAATCCCGATTATTAAAAGAATGTTTAAACTCCTCTGTGTCAAGTTGCTCGTGATTGACAATAAGGTTTATTCTTATTTTCTTGCGAGTTTCCCCACTTTTTAACACTATTTCTCCATTATATCCACCGATATTAAGTTCGGAGGGTTTCTTGGTGGTGATAGTTAATGTACTGCCATTAATAACGCAATCTTTGATAAATTGAGGTTTCACTTCCACACTTATTGCTAATCTATCAGGATTAATTATTTCTGTGGTGAATGTTTTCGCTTCCTCTGGTAAGTTTTTGTTTCTCAATTTAATAAGCGTCGCTGAAAACTCCGATGGATTAACATCAAAGGAAATCGCTTGATTGATAATTTTCATCTCCACGGGGATAGTTGCTGAACCTCGTGCTGTGGCAATATAAAAATCAAACTTGTAAGTGTCAGGAGTATATCCACTGAGACCTAATCCTTTGATAAAGACTATTTTTGTTCTACCTCCTTCTATTGTTTCGTTTGTAAAAATAGGTGGTAATTCATTAATTCCTCGTCTTTTAAATTGTTTTTTTACAATGGCATCGGTGGTATTTACGAAAATTGTATCTCCTGAAAATTTATCTCCATTAATATTATATACGACTTTAATAATATCCTTATCCGTAATCAAGGGCTGTCCTTCCGTTACTTCTACAGATACAGAGATACTCACTTCTTGCATTGTGGAGTCTTCAAGGAGATTTTCCTCGCCTGCCTCGTTTATTCCGTATATTTCAAAAACAATATACATTTTGTGTAGCCCAACGGACAATCTACCGATATTTTGGAAATTTATAATTATCGTAGCATTGGTGAGTGGGAGGTTTTGCTCATTTTCGTTAAAAGCTCTACAAATGAAATCCACAAAATCACCATCACCTGTTTTTTTTACTTTGTATTTAAATTTCTTATACTGCGGATAAAGTGTGGTAATTTCTGGAAATTGGATATCAATAGATTGTTGCTCAGGATATTCTGTACCTTTTTTCCATCTTACTTTTATATTGGGAGAACTCACTGCCCAATCTCTAATCGGTACATCTTCTATTTGACAAGTTACTGGACAATCAGAACCACGACAGAATTCTGTTACGCATATTTCTTCTCTTTTTAAACGAATTTGCTTTGCCATTATATTCTATATGGTATTTTTTGGTTATACATTAGTTTTTGTTCATTTTCTTGATTTTGTAGCCAAATCTCCATACCGACCTCCAGCTCCGTCCAAAGGATTATTCTCAAAGGCTGAAACTCAAATGATATTACCTTATCAATATCCATTGGAAAGACTCTGTATAGCTTATAAAACGCTTCTTTATCTACTACAAAATCTATATCTTTAGGGTTGTAATCCTCTGAAATACTGCCGTGTAGGTGTTTTGCTACAGAGCCACAGAGTGCCAATTCTTCACTTGTAATATCTCTAACTATATCAGTGAGTACATCACAAAATTCATTAACTTGTTCATCTTCAAATATTTTTAAATCTTTAAAATTCCCCATAACTATTTGTTTTTTCTCGAATTTCTATCTTGTATTTTTTCAAATGATTTTATCGCTTGCCTTATTTGTTTTCCATTTTCTGCATCTGCCACCATATAGGCACTCACTCCCTCTCTTTTGAGATCAGAGATAAGACTTCTCAAATCTTGTAATAATGGTTCCATCTGTTGGTTTGTCTCCGCTTGATTTCCCCCTGATACCCCCATATTAGCACTTGCGAAATTTGTGTAATTCACTAAACCACCTTCCGAATATCCATTTGAGGAGTAACTTGGCTCTTTTGCCCGCCCCGTTCTGATACTCTCCATCCAAGAAATTGTATCGGCAACTACTGGATTCTGTAACATCCATTTTGGTGTAACATATTCTCCCTCATGCACAATACCTGCTGGTCGATACCCTGAAGTGTCAGGCTGTCCATAACCATTACCTGTATATCCCCCTGTAGCATAACTTTGCTTTTCTGGAAGTGGCTGAGATGAGATAATACCCACTTGAACTGCTCCCAGTGCTCCGACCAACGAAGCAAGGACGATACCTGCGGGTCCGCCAACTTTCAAGGAATTAGCAACCCCGAGAGCTGTTGCCGAAATCGCATCTGCTATACGGATAACTTTCTGCATCTTAGCCTCTTTGTACTGCATCTCGGATTCTTTATTGAGCCTTTCTCGTTCTAATTCTTCTAATGATTTGGCATATTGTTCCTGGTTGATATACCCCTCATTAAGTTGTTTTACGAGTGCTTTTTTCTTTCGTTCTTGGTATCGAGTGAAATTTCGCAAGTCTCTCTCGTTCAGAGATTTTTGGTACTCGGCATATTGAGAAAAAGCGTTACTCATTGCTTTCACTGCTACACTTACTGCATTGATTTTCTCGGCTGTAGTATCCAAATTTTTAAAGGTATCCTCCCATTCCTTTGCCGAAAAACCAAGTAAATCCACTTTTCCCTTTGCTGTATCTTTTTCTTCTTGTACTTTCTTTTGGTCGTTCTCTTCTCCGTTCTGCAAAGCCCCTTTCACTTGGAGTATTTTCCCTTTGATTTCCGATAGATTAGCTTTGAGTTTTTCCGCTGCCTCACCTGTCAAGTCTTTCAAATGTTCATTCAGCAGAGCTTGTTCTTCTTCCAACATTTTCAATTGCATCTCCAAGGCTTCTCTATTGGCATCTTCACGGAGTGCTTTTTTTGCATCTTCCAGCGTTTTAATACCTTTGAGCTCTTGGTCGGTTAATTTCAAATAAGACAATCTGGATAGGGCAAATTCAGCCTCCTCCATTGTGGTTATTTGTTGTATTTTATTCTCCCTTTTCCTTATTTTTCTGTCGGTATCTCGTCTATTTTTTTCAAGTTTTTGTTCTATTTCCTGCATTGCGTACTTCTCACCGATTTTTTTTAATCTAAATTGATGAGTTTGCTCCATTTGCTCTTTTATATTATTGTTTTTAGCTATCAATTCATTGATGATAGCGATTTCTTTTTTCTTGTTATCGATAGCTTCGGAGTAGTTTTTCTTGGCTTTTGGATTTTTTGTTTTACTTTTTTCCTTTTCCAGCTTGGCTATATCTTCATTTATTTTTTTAATATCCCTCAATTTCTCATTGTTTTCCAGTTGGATATTTTCCACTTCTCTATCGTGGCGTGTTTTTTCATCATCTTTTTCTTTTTTTTGACTTTCAGCGACGATAATTGCTTTTTCATCTTGATATTTTCGCTCTAAATCGAGACGCAATTTATCGTATTTCGATAGGTCTTCCAATGATTTTTTCCTCTCGTTTTCAGAGTTTTCCAGAGAGTGGTCTTTTTCGTTATTTGTCTTTGTTTTTGTTTTTTTTTTTGTTTTTTTTTTTTTTTGTTTAGGCACTACTACATTTGTACCGCCAGTAGTTTTGTTTTTATCATCTTCATATTGTTTAGCATTTTTTTTATTTTCATTAATAATATCAAGAAGGTCTTTGTCTTTTTTATTCCATTCATCCTCTAAATTTTTTTTTTCTTTATATATTTCAAGCAATTGATTTTTTAAATTATTCAATTTTGTACCCTTATCTACTCTGATATTCTGAGATACACCTCCTTCATCCCTACCAAATCCTATTTCAAGAAAACTACCAGAAATTTTATCGATTGTTTGGTTTCCCTTTTTTTTCTTCGCATCCTCAATTTCCTCATTCTTAGCTTTTATTCTTTTTCTCAATTCCTCTTCTTGTGTTATTCGTTCCGCTTCTCTCTTTTCAAGGATAGCTTGTGCTGCTCTTGCTCTTGCGGAGGCTCTGATGGAAGCAGTTAAGGCTTCGTAAGATGATTGAGCCTTACCATTCATTATAATTTCATCTTTGATATTGCCAAAGTAGGACGGATAGTTTTCCTGCAATTTATGCACTGCGTCCAATCGTTCGTTATAGCTTTTGTTGGTATCGGTTGCTGTATTATAAAGTATTTTTAAATCAGATATTTCTTTACCAATTGCTTGGTTCTCAGCTTTTAATGCTTCGTTGAATTCTTTTGTATTATCCGTAAGTATTTTTGTTTCCGACGCCAATGTTTTGTAAGCGGTATATGCTGTAACTGCGAGGGTTATGATAATCCCAAGAGGATTTGCTTTTGTTGCAACATTAAATGCTTTTGTTGCTTCGGTTACTCTTTCCAGGTTAAATGTGAGTAATCCGAGAGTTACTTGGTATAACATTGTAGCGGTTCGTTTCAAGAATAGATAAGCTAAATTGGCTTTATCTGCCACCACACTTAGCCACTTAGCCTTTGTCAAACCTTCTTCCGAAACTCTCGCAATAATGAGACTGGCATTATATCCTAATATCGCCACGGTGATCACTTTAAGGATATCCCACGCCAATTTCATACGATTTTTTAATTCATTGACACCATCACTTGCCGATGCTGATGCACCTGTAATCCATCCAATAGCCCCGATTAGTCCATCAAAGAAATTGAGAATATTACTCTTGGTGAATAAATCATCAAAGGCGTTTTTCAATTTATCAACAATCGCTGCGGAGTTGTTATTTTTCACTGCAAATTCTTTATTCAGGGAGTTGGCGTCTTCCATTGCGTTTTTAGAACGCTTTAATGCTTCGGAAAACGCTTCCGTTCTGTTGGCTGCTGCACCTACTGCCTTTTGCACCTCTAAGGAATTGATTTTTAATGAATCGAAAATCTTTATCGCTTGCGTTCCTTCCACTCCTTTCATTCCTTTGGCAAATCGCAAGAAGAATTCCTCAGGTTTTTCGTTGTAGAGCTTCTTGGCTTCTTCTACACTTATTTGCATAGATTTGGCAAAGGACTCAATATTTTCCCCTGCTACTTTTATGAAATTGGAAAACCCAGACGCTGCGATTTGAGAATCTATACCACTCTCTTCAAAGGCTGCACCAAGTCCCAGCACGGCACTCACTGATGGCTTCACCGAATCTGGCAAAGCACCCACTCGGAGAGCAAAATCGGAGATATTCCCCTCACTGGCAGTACCTGCTGCTGCAAGTTCGTTAAGTGCGGAACCTACCTCATTAATAGCCGTGGCATAGTCTTTCCCTTTGGTGTCATTGAATAGCCCTTTTATCTTCCCAAGGCTATCCACGACATTCTCCAAGCCACCCTCGAAAGAGTCGCCCAGAGCTACATAAGCCTTATCTACTTCTTTAACGAAAGACTCTAACTCTTCCTTTGGAACGCCAAGACGCCCGCCGACTTCCGCTATTTTCAATCTATCCATTTTGGAAGTTCGAGTGTCCATTTCATCAAAGGCGTCCCAAAGATTTTTCACTTCGTCTAATGCGAGCCCTGTTGTCTTCTGCACATCTGCCATTGCATCGGATATTTTTAATAAATCTTGAGCCGTTTGCCCTACTTTTATACCTACTAATCCTGCTGCTATATCGCTGAATGTGAGTCCGAAACCAGAAATTTTACTTTGTAATCTTCCCCAAAAGCCCTCGGACTCCTTGAGTTTCCCATTTACTTTGTCAATTTCTGTTTTCACACGATCAAATTGCTCTCGTGCTTCTGCGAGTTCCTTTGCCTTGTTATTGAATTCCTCTGTACCTACGGGTAGATTTTTTAACTCTTTGGTCAATTTTTTGACTTCTTTACTAATGTAAGAAAAAGAGTCTTTCACTCCCTTATCTTTGATATCTAATACTACCTGCGAGTTTATCTGTTGTTTTGCCATTGAATTTCTTTTTAGCAAATATTATTTTTTTTGAGTTTTTTTTCAAAAGACAAAAAAAGACAGATGCCATATGCACCTGTCGTCTTTTTTAAGGAATAAATGGTCCAATATAAAATAGTATTTCCTCCGCCCGCTCTTTTGCGATATTTTCCGCTACATAATTAATAACGCCACTTTGTTCAATTGCTCGGGTGATGAAATTTGTGGGTTTTAGGAAATACTTGTGAGGTTGGTAGTAATAGTCTATCGTACGAGGTATTTTACGAGTTCTTTTTCCACCTGCTCGGACAATATCCGCTCCGTAGTGCTGTACAAATCCGTGTCGCCCCATCCTGAGTATTAATTTGTTGAAATATACCTTTTGGAAATTGCCATCTTTGCTAACAAATTTTTTTGTTTTCGATTTTGCTTTTGCTTTTTTTAAGGAATTTTCCTTGTCACCATAATAATGTTCTTTAAAGGATTGCGTCTCGTTTTGCAGTGCCCTGATGAGCATCTGTTCTGCTTTTTTTGCGATTAATTTCTCTTGTATGTTCATAGTTTAATTTTTAAGATACATTTCCCAAAGGAATATTCGTTCGCCCATCGAGATATTTAAGATTACCTGAAATCCTAATTGTTTCATAATATCGTAAATGTCGTGCTCGTTGATGGGTTCGGAGGGGATAACGCCCCTAACTTCATCTAATATCTCTGCGGTAGAGGAATATATAGCGTTTTCTTTTTTTTCTGTGGTGTAATACTCAGTGAGTAAATTAATTATTTCTTGTTTGTAATCTTCCATAAGTTGCGGTTTTAATAAAAAAGCCAAGATCTCTCTTGGCTTTCGGGTGTTAATTAATCTTTTCTTTCGTGTGAGAGCAAGTCAAAGTTAATTTACATTATAATAAAAACAAATGACAATATTATTAAGGAACTAAGAAGTCAATCAATACCTCTAAATCATCTGGATATTCTTTCATGACACCTACCAATCTCAAGTATTCGATAACTACTTTATACAAATCATTAAATTGATTATCATTCAAAAAGTTTTCATCTTCTATTAACTTCATAGTATTCAGGAGTGTGAGGGCGTTTTCCAATAAGGTTTGTTGTCCTATTAACCAGCTTCCGAGGTCTCTGTTAAACATTTCTCTATTGAACTCTTTCATTGAATAGAATATTTAGTTTAACGATTAGATTTTCGAACGCATCTTGGAGGTCGCATCCTTGTGCTATCATCTTTTGGTAGGTGTCGTTACTTGTCCATTTCATTGTAACGATTCCGTATTTATCCCTTTTTGCGGTGATATTCCCGTTTGATTCTTTAATTAATTGGGAGATTGTGGTGCTGAAACTGAATTTGTGCGGAATCTTGTTGTAGAGATTAGCGATGATTTCCGCTCTGTTAGAATTTTGTCTTTGCACTCCGTTACTATTATTCGCAGATGGTGCAAATGTTGTTTTGTTTAGCATTTTATAAAAATTTAAATTAAATTCCCTTTAAAACCACGAAAACAAAAAAAACCTTGACTTTCGTGGGTCGCTAAACAAAACAAGACACAAGGGAATTGTAACCACTACTTATCAAGGCTAAGCCTATATTTATTAAAATTAAAATTAAAAGGGATTTTATAAAGACCTCCCTTGTCTCTTGTTTCATTTAGCTGTTGCAAATGTATGAATTTATTTTGAATATACAAGGTTATTTTTTCATTTTTTCTTATTTTTTAGTTCTTTTTTAGTTCTTTTTTAACTCGCTCCATTATTTTTTTCTGCTCTAAACTTAATGAATCCCTTGTCTTTCTCAATATATTTGCATATTCAGTGTTTCTAAATTTATTATAAAGTGCTGTAAATCTTATCACTTCTGTGTCTATATAATAATAATCTGATTTTAAAATTTTATATGCATTCTTTATTTCATCAGAATCATTATTCACTTCCATTTGTCTTTGATTTAAAACAACAAGTGTATCCGTTTTTGGATTTGAATAATCTGATTTTGCGTAATTTTTTTTAGATTCAGGAACCTCATTTTTACTGAATTTATCTTTATTTAAATAAAACAAAAGAATAAATACAACTATTACAAGGCTTATTATAAAACAGCCTCTACGAGATTCTTTTTCTTCCTGTTTTGCAATTTCAGCCTCTAAATTAGGATTGTCTAAATCTTTATCATCAACAGAAAAATAACGAATATAATTGCCTTGTCTAACTTTTCTAACAACTTGAACACCATCAATAAGTAAAGATTTGTCTTTAATGTATTCTGAGAGCTCTAAATATTTTTTTTCCTCTAAATCAATAAGCAACCTTGCTCTTTTTTGGTAAGTATCCCTACTTTCACTAATTCTAAAATTAGGTGTCACATCTATATTTTCATTTTTCAAATAAGATATAATTTCTTCTGATGATTTTTTACTAATACTACCCACCAAATAAGAGAAGAAATACACATCTACTACATCTCCATTTATCACTAATTTTGCATTATCATAATCTTCTATTTCTTCTACAATATCTGGATTTTGATTGGATATAGAGCATTTTATTTCGCACTCTCCATCTATAATAGTCCACCATGTATATTTATCATAATTAGATACATAATTTCCTAAAAATTCTTTCTTAGGCTCTACAAAACCCTTCTCTTTTTCATAAACATTAATGACTAAAATAAGGGCTTCATAAATTATTTCCTTGCAGTATGATTTCTTTATAAATGCGTCTATATAATATTTTTGAGGCTCTTTTAAAAATGGAATAATTTCTCTACCATCTTCTGAAAACAACTCCCCCAGAACACCATAAATGCTTTCTACAAATACATCCTCATGTCCATTGTCTTTTTCCTTAATAATAAGAGAAACAAATTGTTTAGGATAGGTTTTTATAATATTATCATTATATTCTTTATATCCTTTAATTGTTACATCTAACGATTTTACTTTTTTCATATCAGTATAAATTATTCTTCAGCCACAAAGGTAATAAAAAAGCCCTACAAGTTTTTGCAGGGGAAATTTTTAATTTTCTTCTTTTTTGGTGAAATATATTGTGGCAAAGACTATCATGACTATGCTATTCAGCCCAGAGCTTATCATTTTAGTTTGATTATTTTCTTGATATGATGCAATACTCATCGCTAAATGCAAAATAAACATTACACTAAACGCCCAGCCAAAAACTAATTTTTTTTTCATCATAATTTTTTATTTTATTATAGAGACTATTATACTCAAAATAGCAATAATGAGTGCCGCAAAAGCGATCTTATCACTGCGTGTCCAAGGGGTTTTCTCCGCTTCTTTTATATTTTTTACTTTCAGACCTTTTTCTGTGAGCCTTATTTTATTGTCATCGAGGTTTTCTATTAACCCCAAGGCGAAGAGCTTCATTTTCACTTGCCTAAAATATCTCTCATTATTTTTTACCAACTGCTGATAATACACTGCGGATATTCTTCCTCCTTTTTCTTGGGTTTTCTGCAAGACTTCATTACAGAGATTTTCTAATTCTTCCATTGCCAATATATTCCTTTTCACAAAAATAATAAAAAGCACATTATTTTCATGAGAAAATGCCGTGCTTTTATAAGGAATATATTAGCCTTACAAAGATAAAAAAATCCCCACGCTTCGGCTCAGAGCATGGGGCAGGGTGTTAAAAAATCATACAAGTATCTAAGAAATACTTACAGAGCCTATTTT